TTGAAGGCATAGTAAAAAGTTTGAACCAGATTGAAGAAAAGGGAGATTTATAGCATGAAAATTGGATTAAATCTAAGCATTGATGTTACAAAGCTCGACAAGTCACGTTTCTTTAAGGGCAAAAAAGACACAGACATGGCGATGGCAGAGCATGTTCGACGGGCTATTGATGATTATCTGAAAAAGTTGAAAAGGAGGGGAAATAGATGGAAATAATATGCTTATTCGCTCAAAGAAAGTGCCAGTATGACGGAGAATATGCTCCTGAACTATTAGCAGCGATAGACGAATACGGGGATGATGACAACCCTGGATTTATAGACGAAGCAAAAGAAAAGGCCGACAAGGATAATTCTTTTGTTTTTTCAAAAATAATGACAATAACTGTTCCAGATAAAGAATTTAACGATATTTTTTTCGGTAAAAGCACAATTGAAGGCACTATAAAGACAGACAATCTGTAATACAAACCACCACATAAACGTGGATTAAATTTAAAATTTAGAGGATTGAACAAATGGCAGGTTTAAACAAAGTAATGCTAATCGGAAGATTATGCCGTGACCCGGAAATGAAATACACCCAACAAGGTACGGCAATCTGCAACATGACGATTGCCACAAGCGAATCCTGGACTGACAAAAGCACAGGAGAAAAGCAGAAAAAAACAGAATGGCACCGCTGCGTCTCTTTCGGCAAACAGGCCGAAGTTCTTGGAAAATATCTGGTCAAGGGGAGCCAGGTATACATAGAGGGCAAGCTACAAACGAGGCAGTACGAAAAAGAAGACCAGACGCATTATGCAACTGAGATTGTGGTACAGGATTTCACTTTTTTAGGTGCTGGCCAGCAGTCAAACGGTGGTGGCCAGCAGCCAGGAAGAGGGAATAAGCCTGCACCAGGGCAGCAAAGTCAAGTCAGACAACCGCAGCAAAATAATCAGAACAACGGGTATGATGACGTTCTAGACGATTTGCCCTTTTAGGTATTGACAACCAGTATGTTAAAGTATAAATAAAATCATTGTTTGTTTTACTTGTAGATAAACCCACAAAAAAAAGGGGAAGCATTATGAAATCAGGAAAAGGCGAGCATAAGAAGGAACTTGCAAGAAAGAACCGTGAAATTATCCGGGCCTGGCTTGAGAAAAACCCTGGTAAAACGGTGACAGAATGCAAGAAAGACACTGGGTTTTCTTACATTACTATCAGAAAGCATGTTGACGCAATAAAGCAGGAATAGCCAACAGCCACTGGAAACGGTAAGAGCTGAATGACATGGGGCTGCCGTCCGCGCAGCCCTTTTTTTAATTTTTAACAAAAGGACTTCGTGTGAAACAGAAAGTAATCGAAATAGTCCAGGCCGCCCTGGCAAATTCAGAGAACGAACTCTACGAATTGAAAAAAGAGTTTATGGATTGCGATATGGGCTCATTGTACGGGGAGTCATGCCTTACCTGCGAAGAGTTTATTGATATTTATGAGGCTGAATGCAAAGAGCTTTGGAAGTGTCTGGAATGGGTTAAAAACGCAAAATGGAAGAAAAAAGGGGCAAGCTATTGAGTAGGCCATCATGGTATCAATACTTCATGTCCATGGCGGAATTGGCTGCAACACGGTCAACGTGCATCAGGCGCAAGGTTGGTGCTGTGCTGGTTAAAAATAGCAGAATCATCAGCACAGGCTATAACGGTGCACCAGCAGGATATCAGCATTGTCAAAAAATCGGTTGTATGAGGGAACAGTTAAATGTCCCATCTGGTGAAAAGCACGAGCTTTGCAGGGGCGTTCATGCTGAACAGAATGCAATTATTCAGGCAGCATTACACGGCATTTCAACGATGTCATCCACTTTGTATTGCACATCAAAACCTTGCTCAATCTGTGCAAAAATGATAGTTAATGCCGGTATATTAAACGTTGTTTACAAGGATGAATACGATGATAAGATGTCGGATACTGTGCTGTTCGGATTGCTACAAAAATTTGAAGGAGAGATAGAGATATGAAATACAGTTGCAACTCTTGTAACGATAAAGCAGGACCATGCATAATAGACATAGGCGTTGATCAAGAACCACCATGCTCTTGCATTTACGCATACGACGGAACAGAAGTAGAAGCAGATTGGAATGCAAAAAGCAAAGAGGAATGTAAGTTTTCTCATGATGACTTTAACGTTTTTCTACAGGCCTGGCTGGTACGCATCAAAAGTATTTTAGGACAAAAGGCCGGTGAGTACGCACAGGACGGCGATAGGCTATTTAATTTCCGGTTGGCAGCAAAGATCAACGGGCATACTATGCCGCAGGCCCTATGGGGCATGGCAACAAAGCATCTGGTCTCAGTTATGGACTTGGTAGAAGGCCGACTTCAGCCGACACCTGAAATAGTCGAGGAAAAGTGTACTGACCTGGTGAATTATATTATCTTGTTGTCCGCGGTTCTTTATGATGAAAATAAGAAATGACTTGTCCAGAGTGCGGAAACTTCTGGTGGTTAAACGGCTGGAAAGCCATAGCGCAATAGTCAACTACCCATCCTGAATCACAGATTCAGAAGGGGACTCCTTGGGGTGGATTGGAACAATCATGGAACAGCTATCTCCTTGATAGTATGGAAACCGTGCTCAAAAGAGCAGGAAACTTCGTATGGAGAGGCGTAAAGACAACCGTCAGCCTCCTTACATCAGTATACCAGAAGGGAATCACCCTATGCACAAAGGAGAAAGCAGAACTTGAAAAGCGCCTTGATCGTTCTACCCAGCTTCCTCAGTGGGATATTACTATTCGACCATTAACGGTAAATTGATATCGGCCAAGTCCATAAGCTTGCAAGAAGGCATGATAGAGGCACGATACTGGGCAGCGGAGATAACAGATAAAAAAATGCCCTGGCTTTTACACCAGGGCTACTTTATTGTGCCAGGCGAACCGGGCTTTGTTTTGTTAATTATAAAAATTCTGTGAACAGTGTCCAGTCGCATTTTACTTGGGCAGGGTCGATAACTTCTGCTGCAACAAGTTCCCCGGTCAGTATATCAACACTTATTAGGACATTTTCACCATTAGTTGCTACTACTGTTGCGCCTTTGCAATCTTTTCCATTAATTGTCAAGGTGTGGTCGTATGTTGCTGTTTTTATAATTTCTGCTGTTATCATGGTTATTCTCCTTTGGTTGTGCCCGGCGAACCGGGCTTTGTTGGTTATTCTATATAATGCTTAATAGGATGTCTTTTCTTTCTTCGCGCTCACTTGTTGTCAGTTCATCCCATGAAGTTTCAAAAAAACAGTTGAATCCTTCTGGGTAGTTTTCAAGCTCTAACTCTGTACAGTCCCGTAAACTTGATGAATCGTCAGAGTTATTAAAGTTTTCTTCCAAAATTGTTTTTACGTATTCCTTATTAAATTTCATTTTTTTTATCTCCTTATATATTGCTGGATAAAGAAAATACTTTCACTGTATGGCCATAACCGTGTTTAATCGGATTGTGTACAAAATTACCTATTGCCAATATTGCTCTTTTTGATAATACAGGAAGTTTCCTTTCTCCCCATGTAGAAGGTTCCTTGCTCTGTGTCAGAAGCTGTACGCAATAGCCATTGTCCATGAATTTATCTGCCTCAGTTATTTCATATTCATGTCTTCCAACTTTTATTTTAAGTAATGCCATTGTCGGTCTCCGTTGTTTGGGTTAAGTTCCGCCTCACTCATGATTAAGTTATACTTTATATTTATCTTTGTGTCAATAATTATTTTAAAATTATTTTAAAAAGATATTAGTTATAATACTGGAAACGTGCTATGTATGGAGTTGATTTATATAATTTGTTGTGGTATATTAGTTGCGTGGGATAGAGCGGCCACTCGAATACCGGAATCCTGACCGGAGTTCCCACATTCACCAAATCAGGAAAGTCAACAGGAGACTTGTTATGTCAAAGCCAAAAAAAATATTCTTAGATAATATAAATGAGTTTAGGGTCATAGAAGATGGGCCTATTTCTTATATTTATTTTATAGTTTGCCATGTCCACAAAACCCAAGACTGGAGGAATTCTGTTAAAATAGGGTTTTCTCATAATCCGCAACAAAGACTTGCACAATTGCAGATTGGAACTCCACATGATTTAAGCATGTGGTATTTCTTCCCAGTCGATTTATTTAGGGTTAAAGACTTAGAAGACAAGTTGCACAGAAAGTTTAGGTACTCTAAAAAACGCGGTGAATGGTTTACTATTCATCCATGTGTTAGGGAGTGGATATCTGTTCACAAGGAAGCATCTATAAGATTTAACTGGATTAAAGATAAAGAAAAGAAAACCACAATACTCAGAAAGCTTAGTTGTTAGTTCAGTTAAACGAAACATCAAAAAAAAATATTTACATGTTGTGCATAAATCTGTAGAATGATATTAGACGAAATAATATCACAAGCTTTTTTAAGATAAAGGGTAGATATGTCGGTATTTTTAACACTCCCTGTGGTAGCACAGACAACAGGGACAGCAATAGCACACTCAGCATTAACTTCTGATTCTATCCTTGCAGGGGTAGGTTTCGGTGTAATTTCTTTCCTGATAGCAATTGTCGGGTTTTTCTCAAAAAGGCAACTCGATACAATTCTCTCAACAATTACAAAATTCACAGAAAAACAATCGCTGTGCAGAGAGGAGCTTTCCGGCAGGTTCGCTGATAAAACGTCCACGGCGATAGATTTAAAAGAGCTGTACATCAGAACAGACCGGCACGAGGCGTGTTTGCAGCGGCATAGCGTGATGCTCGGTGGTCGAAGGGCTGACGATTTGGTAACGAAACATGACAACAATTGAAAAAAAACTTACTGCAAAGCAAAAACTTTTTGTTGACGAGTATTTAATTGATCTCAATGCGTCAGCGGCTGCTCGTCGTGCTAAATACTCACCAAGGACAGCGTTCCGAATTGGGCAAGAAAACTTGCAGAAACCTGCAATACAAGCGGCTATACAGCTTCGCATGGCTGATCGGGAGAAAAGAACAGAGATCACACAAGATCGAGTTTTGCAGGAATATGCTCGCATAGCTTTCCTTGATCCGCGCAAGTTGGTTGATGAAAATGGGAATCCACTACCACTGCATAAACTATCTGATGATGTTGCCGCGGCTATCGCTGGTCTTGACGCTAAACGTATGGCCGGGGAAGACGGGGATTCTTTTGAAATCTTGAAGTATAAATTTGTGGACAAACGGGCATCGCTTGCCGACGTGGCGAAACATCTTGGTATGTTTGAGAGGGATAATCTCCAAAAGGGGAATCAAGAAATCATTGTGACCGTTGAGAAATACGAAGATGTTGACTAAACTGCAAACAAACGTCCGCATCGATCCAAGGATTTATAACTCTCGGTATCTATATTACCTGGACCTGCAAACCAGGACTCAAATTTTTTATGGAGGGTCATCATCCGGGAAATCTTTTTTCCTTGCTCAACGTGCAGTCAAGGATTTGCTCCAGGGCGGAAGGAATTACCTTATCACAAGGCAAGTATCAAATACGGTCAGATCATCCGTCTTTAATGAGATTTGCAAAGCCATTACTGCACACCATGCAAACCACCTGTTCGAGATTCGGACAGGTGACATGGAAATTACATGCCTGAATGGATATCAGATGCTTTTCAAGGGTCTGGACGATGAAGAGAAGATAAAATCAGTAACCCCGAAAAAAGGCGTTATAACTGATATCTGGCAGGAAGAGGCCACAGAAAACACATACGAGGCCACAAAGCAGTTAGGGAAACGTCTCAGGGGAATGTCAAAGGTTCCTAAGCGGCATATCCTGTCATTCAATCCAATTTATCAGACGCATTGGATTTACGAACATTTTTTTAAGCCAATAAACTGGTCAGAGAACCAGAAAGAATACCAGGATGACCACCTGTCCATCCTGAAAACCACCTACAAAGACAATCAATGGTTGATGCCGGATGATGTTTATGCCCTGGAGAACGAGGGGGATGAATATTACCGGCAGGTATACACAGATGGCGATTGGGGAATACTTGGGGATGCGATCCTTACAAACTGGAAGACGGACGATCTGTCTGACCACTCCCAATTCACCAATGTCAGGAACGGCCTGGATTTCGGATATTCGGCAGACCCCAACGCTTTCACCCGTAACCATTATGATCCGGTTAATAAGCGGGTATATGTGTTCTCCGGCTGGCATCAGAATAAAATGACTAACCCTATGATCGCGGCCAGAATCAAATCAGAGATCGGGCCAGAAGCTTTGTTCTGCGATTCAGCAGAGCCAAAGTCAATCCAGGAACTGAAGGATAACGGGATTGACGCAAGAGCGGTTAAAAAGGGTAAGGACTCACTGTTGTACTCAATAAAATGGTTGCAAAAGCATGAGATAATAGTCGATGAAAAGCTTCAAGGGCTGGTGAATGAGCTTACAACCTGGCAATGGAAAAAGGATAAGAATGGAGTAAGCTTGCCCATTCCCGTTGATAAAGATAATCACTACATAGACTCCATCCGGTACGCTATGGAGATTGAGTATATCGGATTTTTCGGCGGAGGCGGTTGGGCATGATTATAGAAATCATCCGTGATTCATACAACGCTGAAACCAGCCAGGCTCGCCATGATTGGGCAGAAGTCACTGGCAAGATGCTGGAGTTAAAGCCGTCGCTGATTCATGACATGAGAACCGGACAGAAGTATTCGGCAATTTCCGGCGCAATCGGCTGGCCCACTGCCTTGGAACCCGGATGCATGATTGTCGCCGGGGTGGATCAGGGCAGGGTTCAGGTCCTGGAGTTCCGTGAACACCGGTCAGTGTATGACTTGGTTGAGGATGTTGTTATGACCAGGAAGGCATACCGGTTTGGAGAGTTTGGCGGAATATTGCCTGACTGGATTGCAGACCCTGACAGATACACGGCATTGGTGGCTGAAACGTCGGTGGCCCTGGAAAAGAAACTTGGACCTGGACATGGATTCTACATTCGGGAGCCTGCGGACTGGTATGAGCCGAATGTATTCCCATTGTATATGTGGCAACTGAAACGGGCCAAAGAGCAGAGAACTGTGGCAATAAGCCAGTTCCCTGACCTGATTGCCAGGGTAGAAGCCATCCAGCCAGACATCATCGACAAGGGAAAGGTCTTCGATTACCCGGCTGCCGGAATTCTGGCAGGGCTGGTACACACAATAATGACGGAACGAACGTGGGAGCAGGACATTGACCACGGCAAACCAATAAACATGGAGATATGAATTATGACTATAGATAAGGCAGTGACAATAGGCGGGATCGCCACTTATGACATTAAAGATGAGAATACAATGGCGTCTGACGACGACCGGGCACTTGCGACTCAACAGAGTATCAAGGCGTATGCCGATTCACTCCGGGCAGGCCGGGGAAATATGCAGGAACTTACGGTATCCGGAGCGGTCACGCCCGGCGTCAATGCAATAGAGCTGAATCATGCCACTGTTGTTGTTGCGGCAACTATAGCAGATTTGGCAAACCATCAGGGTCTTCTGGTCATTAAGGACACGAGCGCATCCGGTACCGCTGCACATACAGTGACGGCAGCGGTAGGGACGTTCGACGGCACAAACGATGTAGTGACGCTCAATGCACCGAAGGAGTGCATCATCCTATGGATTGATTCGGCTGGGAATGGGACCATAGTTGAAAATGTTGGCGGAGTGGCTCTGTCATAATGGAATTGATTCTGGCCTTTATTTTGGCATGGGCTTGTTCACTGTCCGGAGTCGTTCTTGGCGGCTTCCTTGTCTTTAGGACAAAGAGAGAAGGATATGACAATATGTTTTCTGTGAAGCAGCCAGAAGGGCAAGCCTTTAATGTTAACGACGGATTTGAGTTGAGGAATGATATGCAGACGTCGAAAACGGAGTTCCCAGCCGAATTTAGAGAAGCACAGGACCGGTTTACGGAACAATTTGCTCAATCTCTGGCTGACAAGGCAGGTTGTAAATGACACATGACATTTTTTTATCCAGTCGAGGTGATAAATACCGTACCCGGATTCTGGCCGAGAAGAACCTACCCGATGGATACGAGATCGCCGGGGATGAGGAAACCGGTTTTTACGGTGTGCCGAAGGCGATCAACTCCGGCAAAGACATCATCTGCCCGTTGTGCGGCGCCTGCCATTTTGAGACTACCGAGGATTTTGACATAGATAAGCACGTTCACCCGGGGATGCTCAGACTCAAGGAGCCATATCTCAGTTACTGCTGGGAGCCGCCTCCGCCTGATCCGAGTGCCGGGTCCGGGTCGCTGGAATGTCGGGAATGCGGGGGGCTTTTAGCTCCGGAAGGACGTTTCAAGCTTGGTTAAATCCATCGAAGAATACAGCATAGAAAGTCCGCCGCCAAAAGGCCATAAGGAATTGGGCCTTTGGATTTGGGGCCTGTTCGAGGATGCCTATGCAGAGAAAGAACGGCTGGGCCTGATGGACAGGTGGGTGGCCAACTACCGCATGTTTCGTGGGGATCACTGGGGGTACAAGGGTATCAACAAGCCGAATCGGCTGTCCATCAATCTGTATTTTGCCAATATTCAGAGGACCGTGGCCAACATTACTGCAAAAAACCCGGTTGTTGAAGTCGTGGATATGGACGGGGTTAATGATGGGGCTGATGAGGCATTAACCACCAGGGTGAGGAAATACTGGCATGAATCAGAACAACAGGCAAGTCTTGCTACCAGTTGTCAGAATAATGAGATCTACGGGATCACCGTGGAAAAGCACGGTTGGTCAATCGCTGGCAAGAATCCGATTTCTATAGTCCTGGATGCCTATTCCTTTTTTCCGGCTCCTGGGTATACCCGGGATATACAGGACCTTCCTTATGTGATCCACGCTTATGCCATGGATGTTTATGCGATAGAAAAAATGTTCAATCAAAAACCAGGAACAATTGACGCGGAGGATGTTAGGAATATTCTTGGCAGAGAAGACAGGGAAGAAGCCAGGCCAAATAACACGATGATGAATCGTGAATCCGGTATTGTTGAACAGCAGTATAAAAACACGTCTGAGGTAACAGGCCGGACCAGCCGCGGAAAAGGGGAAGGCCTGGTAGTTGAATGTTGGTTTAGAGACGAAAGCATGCCGGATGGCATCCGGGTAGTCCTCGTTGCAAACCGTGGGCGTGTGGTTTTGGCAGATATGGAAAACCCAAATATTAACTTGGAGATTGATCAGGAGGCCATCAAGGAAACTTACGCCTGGGGCAGATATCCGTTCTCCTACGTTAACAGTTACGAGGATTCCACCAGTATCTGGGGTTTTTCCGCAGGCGAGCAGGTTGGGGATCTCAACAAGCGCATTGATGAGATGGTAAGCCGAATGGTGGCATGGGCGAATTTCGCCATGTTCCCCCCACTTAGGGTGGATGCCGGGTGCGGTATTACCAAGAACATGATCAACAATAAGCCAGGGTTGGTTTTGATGCCAACTCGACCCAATGCCAGGATAGAGTTTGTTCCGGTACCTAACCCTCCAGCAGCCCTTTTCCAGGTCTTGGATATCCTTACAGGTTTCCATGATCGGATTTATCAGATTGAAGATGCTGATCGGGGGGTCCAGCCAACTGGCGTTACAGCCGCGTCGGCGATTGTAGCCCTGCAGGAACGTAACTCGGTTTTGATCCAGCACAAAATCCGGGCAATGGAAAGCATTGCCCGGGAGCGTGGCCGGTGGGCTATCTCAGGGCTTTTGAACTTTGCAACTGAGGTTGAAACACTGGAAATTAGGGGAACCACTGTTGCTTTGCAAGGAGTGACCATGGCCGGCAGAAGGTTCAATTACATGGTTGAGTCAGGGTCCACAGTAGCGAGGACATCCATTCAGCAACAAGAACAGGCAATGGCCCTGTACCGCGACAAGGCTATTGACCGGCAGGCACTGCTGGAGACGCTAAATTTCCCAGGCTGGAAGCAGATCATTGAACGGGTGGGTGAAGGTCAACTTGATCAGGCTATTCAGATTTTGGTTCAGGCTGGAATGACGGAAGAAGAAGCAGTTAGCCTTAAACAATATTTACTTGAGCCACAGAACGGGACCAGGGCGCAGACTGGTGGCCGCCAGCAGCAGCCAGACGTCGGTCGTCAGCAACCTGGAGTACCAAGGGCGAAACAAGGAGCAGCATGATGGAAAAGTACATTGGAACGAAAGTGATTAAGGCCCGGGCCATGAACCGGGGGGATTACAACGAACACAGGGGCTGGGATATCCCGAAAAATGAAAATCCTGATGATCCAGGGCATCTGGTCGGCTACCCGGATGCGCATGGCAACTTTGATGGTGAACTTGAAGGTGGATGCCATTATATCTCCTGGTCCCCTGCTGATGTTTTTGATGTCGCATACAAGCCCATGACCGGCATGCCTTTCGGCATGGCTATTGAGGCCATGAAGTTAGGGAATAAAGTTGCCAGGGACGGGTGGAACGGAAAGGGCATGTTTGTCGTTTATCAGAAGGGGTATCCTGACGGCATCCCATGCAATGCTCAAACCGCTAAAGCTTTTGGAATGCAGGAAGGTGACTTGTTCAAGTGCCGGCCATATTTTCAATTGCGGTGTGCGGATGGTTCCCACCAGGTGTGGCAGCCGTCTGTTTCTGATTGCATAGAAGAAGACTGGACGGTCGTGTGATATGCCACTTTACCACTATAAGTGCCAAAATTGCAAAACAGGTTATGACCAGTTTTTGAAACTGGCTGATTATAAAACACCGGTACCATGCCCAAGATGCGGGCGGATCGGTGAAAAGGTCATCACCGCACAGATACAGCGGGATGAACCGACCTGGTTGAACGATGAGGTTCGTGGATGTCTGCAAGACACAGAATCAGAAGCCCCCATTGAAACCAGGACTGAGTATAAGCGCTATCTTAAGGACAACGGGATTATTGAAAGATCATAGCCCCGCCCGAAAGAGGCAGCAATTTTTAATCGGGATAACCGGTAAATCGGCCCCAAAGGAGCGTAGAAAATGACTGAAGACAATGATGTAATGCCGTCTGGTGCGATGCCTCCGGAACCAGAACTTGAAGTTGAGACCCAAGAGACAGATAACGAACCCGAGCTGATACTCGGAAAATTCAAAAGCCCTGACGAATTGGCAACTTCTTATCAAGAGCTGGAAAAGAGAATCGGGGAGCAGGGGAACGAGCTGGGCAGTATAAAACAAATGAATTCACTGCTTTTGAATAAGCTGGAGCAGCGAGATGCCAGAGACAAGACCCCGGCCACAGAGGCGGAGAAAGACGATTTCGATTACAACGCAAGGATGTCAGAGTTGGTGAGCGGTGTAGAAGCCGGAGATATCCCATACGATCAGGCTCTTGCTAAAGCCGCAGACCTTGCGGCCGAGACAGCAACAAGGAACGCATTATCAAAATACCAAGAAATGACTGCAAAACAGCAAAGAGAAGCTGCACAACAGCAGTTCCTTGATGAACATCCGGATTTCATAGAGTTGATGAATTCTGGAAAGCTCGATCCTGTAAAGAAGTCGCTACCAGGTATACATGACGATTTTTCAGCATATTTCGCTTACCAGGCACAGCAGGCCACCGCTGCCGCCGAAGAACAGAAACGAATAGACAAAATAGCCCAGGGTGCTGAGAGGACAGATAAAGTCCTGCAAAAACCAGGGGCCAAAGCAAAAGATATCGGGAGGCCCAACAAAAAGATGACGGCATCTGAGCTTAAAGCTCATACCTTACAGCGCTTGGATGCCATGGGTTGACCCGGCCAATTATAAGGAATTTAAATTATGTCTTTAACAGACCAATTGGCGATAATCACAGAAGATTATATCGCCAGCAATAAACCAGAGGATGTCATTTTTGATGACAACGTCCTTCTTTACATGCTTATGTCCGGGAGTAAGTTCCAGGATACGCTGATACAGCCAGGTGAAACGGTTGACGGCGGTAAGAAAATTAAGACCTTCCTGGAGTACGCGAAATCCCATGTTGGAAGCTACGGGAACACCACAAAAATCCCGCAGTCCAAGAAAGATATCCTGAACGCTGCTTTGTTCCGGTGGGCCGGGTATTACGCGGCAAACACCATTGACCTGGAAGAGCAAATCCAAAACAATGGTAAGGCAGCACTGGTTGACCTTGTACATGCCAAGCTTGGCAATATCCACAAGACCATCCGGGATCAAATGGGCACTGATGTGTACGCATCCGCCGCAGACTCTTCAGCTTTCCTTGGGCTTGGGAATCTGTTCAATACAAGCACGTCAACTGCCTACGGAGATGTCACAGAGGCAGACATGGCAGAATGGAAAGCCAATGTGATAACCGATGCCGAGGCTATCAGCTTTAAGGTTATGCAGACCATTCGCAGAACAGCCAAGGTCGGCCAGAGCAAAGATGCCAAGCCGAATATTTATATCACCACTGACGCGCTTAAGGATGGGTTTGAGCGGACCTTACACACCCAGGCACGATATTCAAACACCACCCTGGTTAATGCCGGTTTCGATAACGTGCTGTTCGGTAGTGTCCCGGTTGTTGCAGACGATAAGCAGTCATCCGGAATCCTTGATGCCTTGAACTTGAGGTTCCTCAAGGTTAAGACCCATACCAAATGGAAGTTCACAACTCCCATGTGGGAATATTCCAAGGACCAACCGGATACCCTTACGGCAAATACCAGGTGGATCGGCCAGCTCGTATGCACAAACAGAAAAGCCCATTGCCGCCATACCAATCTGACCGAGCCGTCATAGGCCGATGCCAGTGCATGTAATTAACCTAATTCCCCGGTTTCCGGACCGGGGATAACCAATAAAGGAAAGAAAATTATGGATCAGGATATTCATTTCCAGCATGTCACAGCCTTTGCCGCTGGAGCAGTAACAACATATTTCAGACTCCCGTATCGTTGCACTGTCAGGGAGATTAACGCCATTGTTCAGGCTGACCCTGGGGATGCAGAAACAATCACGGTAACGCATGAACCAACGGTTGGAGGTACCTCCACCGCAATCGGAACATTGACGTTTGGATCAACCATCGCTGCCGGGGCAATTGCGGTATGGGCTGCAAACGCTACTACTGGTGCAACAGTGCTTGAGGCCGGGACATTTTTGAAATTCGTTACATCGGCTGCGGCTGCGGCTGCATGCGACATTGACATTGAGCTTGACCCTTACGCCAGATAATTAAACCCGAATACGTTCCCGGCTGGTGGCCTGCGACGGCGGCCGCCCGGGAGCATCAAGGGAATATTTTTAAGGGATAGAAACATGACATTTGAAGAGCTGATAAATGAAGTGACCAACATAGTGCAGGACACTGCTTGGTCTGAGGCAACAATCAAGTCAAAGCTTAATAATGCCCTGATTGTTGTAGCAACAGGGGTTATGCTGCCAGGGAAATATCAGCTCTCCCCCCCATTGCCTGACCTTTACACCTCCACTGACATTGATACTGTTGCCGGCGTTGCCACATGTAACCTGCCATCTGATTTCAATCGGGATGTAATCCAAGTAGTCAATTCAAATGGTGATAAGATCCCCATTGAGGTGTCGTTTAGGAAGTTTTTAAGCGATTACCCCGGGCAGGAATCAGGATCAGTTTTTAAAGTTGCGGTTGTAGGGAACAAATTGGTTTACAGGGATGTTCCAGCTACTGCTGAGACTTTGACTGTCCATTATTACAAAAACCCATCCACGTTGATTAACTATGAAGATATCCCAAGCTGCTTACCGACATTGCTTCATAGACCATTGCTTGTGGGGTATGCGTGCAAAGAAATTTTTGGCCAAATTGAGGATGGCATAGAAGGTCAGAAAATAAATACTGGATACTGGACTCAGGAGTTCCAGCAGGGCCTACTTGACCTTGACGTTCTTATTCCTAATGACGGTGATCCGATGTATGTTACAGACCTTGAGGACAGACTTTGAATCCCATTACTATATTCCGGGGAACATCAGGGCTCAATACCGTTGACGACCCGGCCAGGATCCCAATGGCCAAAAATGCCATATCTGATGTGGCAGAACTGGTTAATATGCGTGTGGACAGTTCCGGGCGCCCTTCAAAGAGGGTTGGGCAAACACTTATTGAGCCCGGGTCTTTTCATTCCATGTACTGCGACGGATGGGATTGCTTCGTTGCCAAGGATCGGGATGCAGATACCGCCATTTATCAGGTTGGCAATGACGGCACTTTGGCTGGTGTCATGTCCGGATTGACCATTGGACAGAGAATAGCGTTCAAGAAATACGGGGCAAAGACTTATTACGCCAATGGTATGCAGTACGGGATCATTGAGGACGGTGTTTCAAAGACATGGGAACCAGGTGAGTACCATGGCCCGGCAACTGACCGGTCTTTTTCCATTCCATCAGGCATAACTCATTTGGAAGTCCATTCAGGGCGCGTGTTCGCATCAGCCGGAAACGTGCTTTGGTGGTCTGAGCTTTTCCGGTTTGATCTTTTTGATCAGGCCAGGTCTTTAATCCAGTTCCACACCGATATCAGGATGATTAAGTCGGTGCCAGGCGGCCTATATGTCTCAACGGCACATAACACCTATTTTCTGACCGGCAATAAGCCATCTGATTTTACCATGGTAAAGGCGGCAAGTTTTCCTGCTTTAGAGTGGTCGGATGCGATAGAATATGTTGAGGGCGGTGATATTGGATTTGACCCTGGGCTTTGTGCTTTATGGGTGAGCCCAGAGGGGGCGATCCTGGGATTTCCGTCCGGTCAGATACTGAATTTGACAAAAAACAAAATAATTTATCCAGAGAACTTCCGGACAGGCTTCGGTGGTTTAATGGGGTACAACTTTATTCACGGTGCAGTAAACAATCTAACAATTGATACGAATCTGAAAAACAAGGCATCATCTCAATATCTATATTTTGATGCAAACTCTATTGTGAAGTTTAATCATGGGTATTGGGCAGCAGGAGACAATGGGATTTACTCATTAGGTGCAGTTGATGTTACCAATACCGCTTATTTGTTAACTGCCACAATGGATTTTGGGATCAACAATGACAAACGCTTACGATATGTTTATCTGTCACTTGAATCCACAGGGAATCTTTCCTTAATTATTAACACAGAGAAGGTTTCTTCAAAGACATATACAGTACCCATTTCTGGTGCTGGACAACAAGATATCCGTATCCCCATAAGCCGTGAATTATATGGTCGGTTCTGGACATTCAAAATATCCGGAACTTGTGATTTTTCGATAGACGAAATTAAAATTTTACCAATTGTGAGAAATCTTAAAGTATGATTTCATTATAAGGAAATATTATGGCATTACGACTTTCTACAGGCTTGAGGAACGCATTATTAGACAAAAAGGCAGAAGCCGCTAATCTAATTGTAGCCACAACTATTTCGTTTGAATCCGGGACGGGCACAGGTGGACGAGACAGGATTCTTGATTCCGGTAATGGGTTTGGAGATTACATTCGCAGGGATACTGTTACAGTTTCTGGTTCAACATCCAATGACGGCAACTATGAAATATTGGCAGTTGCTACCGGATATCTTGAGATTGCGGCAGCATCTTTAACAAATGAATCAGCAGGCGATACAGTTATTCTGGCTGGCGCTCGTGGGGGAGCCTTTGTCGATTTGTTTAGAAACTGCATCATTGACGTATTCACAGGCTCTCAACCAGTCAGCGCAGACAGTGCAGAAACTGGCAGCAAGCTTTTATCAATAACCTTGTCAAGTGGTGCATTTACCGCAGGGTCTCCTGTGAATGGTATTAATTTTGGCGAAGTCGCTTCAGGCGTTTTGCATAAAGAAGCTGGTGAGGTTTGGTCAGGAGTCGGCCTTGTCCCTGGGACTGCCGGTTGGTTCAGGGTCTATGCGAATGATTATGTTTTAGGCGCAAGCCTAACAGCTATCAGGATGGATGGAGGTGTTGCAACAAGTGGGTCTCAATTTAATTTATCCAATACCGCGATAACCGTTGGTGGGACAACCACTGTAGATTCTGTTTCCTTGACACTCCCTGCAAGCTAATTGATAAACACATAAATAATCAATAAGGATAAGCAAAATGGCAGTTGTAAGTACATATTCACATCAATTTATGCTTGAAGCTCTTCGGAAAGAACATGATATCGAAGACGATACATTGAAAATAATTTTATTAGGATCAGCTTTTACTTTTGATCCTGATACGCATTCAACTTATGCTACTGTGTCTGCTTCTGAAATAGCTAATGGTTATGGATATACCACTGGAGGTGATACTTTGACAAATGTTGAGGTATCAATTGATACAGTAAATAACAAAGTTGATATTGCTGCTGATAGTGTTACATGGACAGCCACTGGAGGAGCTATTCCGACTGTGGGCTCTGCCATAGTTTATAATGACACTCATGCTTCTAAGACTGTTGTCATGTGTATTGATTTCGGGGCTGATTACGACACTCCTGATACTAAATTGTTCCAGATTAATTTTGCAGGTGGATTTGGTCAACTGGAAAACGCATAAGTATAATCTTATTGAGGTGGTATCATGGCAGCATTTCCATTACAATTTAATTTTGGCTTCGGAGAATTAACTGAAGCTGAATATAAAATATTTCTTATTGAAGTAGCCTCTGAGGAAAAATCTGGTACCGCCTCTTTAACTATTGCTGTTCAGCCTGGTGGATGGGCAAAATCTTCTTCAGGATTTATTCAAAATAACACCGATGAACTTTTAGAACAAAATATTGTAGTCACGGTCACTGATGGCATTTTTGAACTTGAAGTTGGATGTCATAATTCAGTTCCTGTTGAAGTACCTGGATATCTTAATTTATTATCTTTTACACCAGATCCAGATACAGTTATCATTTTTCAAGACTCTTTCGCGTCTGCTGTTATAACTGAGATTGAATCTGATCCTGACACTTGGCAAATTCAAACTACATCAAATCATTGGCGCTTTATATGGGAGCCTATTGAAGAATCTATTCCAGTAGAAACTTATATCTCTTTCGATAATGGATATGAATTTACATTATCTGAATCCACAATGGCTTCTGAAAGACAAATTGCTATTTTGCCAGCCAAATATTTTGGAGATGAACCTTTATCAGAAACAACTAATATTGTTTTAGAAGTAGATACAGAGTTTATATCTCATGATTTAGAAATAAATGAACTTCCTTTTTATGGTTTTTGGGTGGTTGGAACAGACGCTTCTTTGTGGATTGATTTAAGACCTTCGAGTTATTTTGAAGCTGATCCTGCTCTTATAAAATATCCTGGTTTATCTGGTTGGTATCAATGGAGTCCTTATGATTTCATTGCTTTGGGGGAAGGAAAACATACTATAGATATAAGTCAATTTGATGAATATCTCGGTGGCGGTGTTGTGTCAATTATGTTTTCATCCTATTTAAAGCTTATTCCATGGTAGGATAAATAAAAATGGCTTCATATACCGCGAAAGTAAATAGTATTATTGTTTATGGCGAATCGTCTGCAATGCCGGTTCCAAGTATATCTTTTTCATCTCCTAATATAGTTGTAGATGGACATTCATCTATTGTAGTTATTCCAACAAAGATCCTTTTTAGTTCACCAAATGTAGAAATTATCTCCAGTCATAAACAAGTAATTTTTAATGATCTTGGGATTCTTGCTTTAGGTCCAGGCACAAGCATCACGCCTGGCGTATGGACTGTTGCAGCAAAAGGAGGGGCAGCTATTCTTGTTTCTCCTGCCAGACTTGTTTTCAATGACTCAAATATTCAGATGTATGGCCATAAGACTGTTGTATCAAATGATTCTGCAATATTAAATATTTCCGGTTCAAATGAAATTTTTGCAGGATCTGGGGACATTATATATCCATTACCAACTGGAATGAACTTATATGCTTTTGCTAATATTGTTCTTGGTACAAGAATTACACCAGCACCCCCTAAATTAATTTTCTCTACTCAAGATATTATCCTTGTAGGCGATGTGCTTACCCAACCGTTCATGTCTATGTCTCTCCCTGGGTTTGAAATGGGCGGAGAAAGTGGAGGATTGATTGAAGCAGAAATTCCTGAAATTTCTTTAACTGGTGAATTGTTCTCTGAAAAGATTGCCTCATTGAATGGAAGTATGCCAAAACTTTCCTTGGAGGCAACATCAGGAGGATACATTGACCTGAATATGCCGGTAATTGAACAGTTAGATATTCAAGCCTCAACCCCAATTGTCGCTGAGCTTGATGCCAAAATACAAAGTCCTGATTTATACATATCCGCGACACATGGTGGGAATAATAGTGTTTCAATAGTTTTCCCTTCATTACAGGCTTCCTGTGACGTTATTACAGGGGAGACAGCAAATATAATCGGTTCATTATTGACCCCAAATTTTACAGCCACAGGGTATACCGGCGAAGTGGCGGACGTAACCGGTAACTTACCGATGTTAAAATCTCGCATATTCGGAAGTAAATCAGACCCTGGTACCATGAATCTTGAAATAGAGTCATTAAAGCTTTCTATGGAATCCGGTTCCGTAGATGAAGGTATTCTCAGACATGTCAGGGGAAAAATAAGATGATTGCTTATTACCATTGGAGCCACAGCTTTGATAAGAATTAATCCGAATAAAATTTTATGTGGCGGCGATACTAAAAGAGCCAAGAATTTTATTGGGCCTGCGAACAGCCAAATGGAAATCTTAAAACAGGAAATGAGTTTTCAAAATCTTCAACAAGGTATCAGACGAGTTAATCTTGGCAATGGAATATTTATTGAATGCAATAAGTTTTTTAATAATCAAATATGTAAAATTTATGCTCAACCATTAGCTGTTAGTATTAAAGATTTTATTGATGAATCTGAATTGATCGTAATAATATCTTTAGCTGATGGCTCTGAAGCTATTGCTTGGGATATTATTAATGATATTATAATTGGAGAAAAACAAACCTTTAGTGAGCTTTCTGAATTTTTAATTTCTGAAAACTATCATCCTTCAGTTGAATTAACTTATACTTCATCTTGGGAAGAAAACTTATCAGGACCTGAAGTATATCAAATAGTAGATCAAGATGGAAATATTCCTGATACTTTTATTGGTATCCCATGGATAGTAATTGATAATAAAAATTATAATACTATTGCTCCTTATAATGAAGATTTAAACACTTGGAATATTGATGATATAATATCTTCAGAAGATGATCTTATAGATTATATGGGTGTATATTTTCGATTAGCACCAAATGCTTTATATTCAATTAGTGATGATTGGGAAATTGGAGATTATTTTACATTTGATACTGTAAAAGGATCTTCGGAAATAAAAAATATTTCTAAACATGGTTCTGGGGCTTTGGATCAAACTAAGTTTTTTGGTGATATTTTAGGTTCAATTACTGAAACTTGGACAGTTACAATTATTGATTCTCCAGAAGGATATGCTTCTAATATATTGAATGTACATATATCCGGAGCATCTGTTGGAAATGTTTATGATTCTCCTGGGGGTAATTTAACTCAAGCTGCTTTTGAAGATAACGATATTGGAGCAAATTATATTCCTTCCATTGAACCTGTATTTAATTTTAAATATATTGAATTACCTGAATATACTGAAAAACTATCTTCTTATGTTTTTAGTAAAGTTGAAAGTTGCAAAATTGAATTTTGGCAAACAGAGTTTGAAAATTCTTCTGGGTATTCATGGCCAATAGGATTGCCTTATATAACCAGAGAAGCATTATTTTACAACCCATTATTTGGTCCAGATTTTACAGATGATATTCCTTTCTCAGCTCAAATGAAAGCTGTTACAATTAATTTATATGATTCATTTATTCATGGTGATTGGTCGCAACCGGCATTATGGGAAAATCATTATGGTGAAATAGAAAATGAATATTCTTTATCTCATAATAGAACAGATACTTGGTCAACTATAGGAGTTGGAAATTCTTATACTAAAACAGATGAATTTGATAATACTGAAGTTAAAGCAATTATTGCTTTTGATGCTTTTTGTATAAATCCTTATGTCAGTGGAACATCTAAATTTCAAGTAGGAGTTAATATTCAATATAGATTAAATTCTGATGAATCTGTATACGAAGAGCTTCTTGATTTAATTAATTTAGAAAGAACAAACAGAAGCTTATCTCCATTGATTCCAAATCATATTTTACAAAAATCAGCTCTTAGACATGCAAAAGATATGGCTTTAAATAAATTTAGTGGTCATATAGGATCTGATGGATCTATTGATTATGACAGAGCTAAAGATGCAGGATACTTTATAAATAGGCCTATTCCATATTGTTATGTAAGTGAAAATAATGCAGTGAGTACTATGAATATATATTCATTGGAAGATGTGGTACAAGGTTGGATGGATTCTCCTCGGCATAGAGCTAATATTTTATTCGAGCATTTTACAGAAACTGGTATAGTGGGAATTTTAGGTGAAGATAATATTACTTATTTTTGTAACGTCTTTGGTGGAAAACCTGGCGCTTGGGGAGGTTTTGGGGCATTTGACACAACCAATTTAAATGTTTATTTAAATGAAAATTTTACATTAAAGCCTGACATGCCAAATGATTTTTTAAAAGTTTATGCAACACAAAAAATAGATTCCAAGAATAAGGATTTATCATAATGACATATGCTTACGAATTGGTTTCAGGCCGATTTGATTCGGCTGAATCATATGCTCAAGATGCAATTGCAGAAGCAAAGAATTATTCGGACCAACTTGAAACCCTTTTGCAGGCATTAGAGGTTCCGAGTATTGAGGACCTTGAAAATATTGAAACCCCGGAAATAACGCCTATTGATTATAATGCAAGGCCTAAATTTTCTGCGGCTTTAGAATCTTTTCCTGCATTTGATAACATATTCCCAAGCAGTCCTGTTTTAGCAATTGTTCCAGGAATATCTGTTGATGTCCCAAGCGAAGATGTTTCTTTTACTGAAATCAAATATTCTGCTCCGGTGTTTTCTATTGAAAACGCCCCGACAGATAATACAAATATTGAGTCCGTTGAAATACCGGATAAGCCGGAAATGGTGTTCCCGGTCGCACCGCAATTAACAGATATCGCAATTCCCAATCCCCCTAATATTACTTTACCGGTTTTTGACGCTGTATTGTCTCCACTTGAGACCATCTCCACACCAACAAATTTTCAATATTATGAAGGTGCGTATAATTCTGATATCAGAGTTGCATTATTCACCAAAATATTAGCCGATATTGAAAATGGCGGTACAGGTCTTTCTGTTGAAATAGAGGCTGATATTTATACCCGTGGTACAGAACGTCAAAGAGTAGAAAACGAACGCCTTTATAGGGAAGTTGAAAACCAGTTTTCGGCCACAGGGATGCATTTACCATCCGGGGCTTTTGCGGCAATGTTATTAGAGGTAAGCAATGAAATATCCAGAAAAAATGATCAGCTCAATAGAGAAATAATCATCAATCAGGCCGAGTTGGCGCAAAAAAATACACAATTCACAGTAGATCAGGCTAGACAGATCGAATCATCCCTGATGGATTTTTTCCAGCGACAACAAGACAGATTGTTCGAAGCCGCAAAATCAGTGGCCTTGCAAGCCATCGAAGTTTTTAATGCTTTGGTTGCTAAGGAAAAATTAAAATTAGAACAATATCAGACAGAAGCCTCTGTGTTTGAGACGAAGATCAGATCAGAATTGGCCGTTGTTGAAATTTATAAAGCTCAAATTGAAGGCGTAAGAGTTAGTGCGGACGTTCAGCAAACACTTGTTAATATTTATGCCACAGAAGTTAAGGCTCTTGACACCCTGATCAGTTTGTATGCGACTGAAATGGAATCAACAAAAGTAAAGGTTGAGATTCAACAATTAAAAATTGATTTATTCAAAGCGCAGACGGAAGTCTATGTTGCCAGGCTTGAAGCTGAAAAAATAAAAGCTGATATTTATGGAACTCAAGTTGAGAGTGAGAGGCATAGAGCCGAGGCTTATGGAGAAAGAGTAAGGGCCTATCAAACTAAAGTAGAAGCCAAAAAAGCAGAAATCGAAATTCAAAAGAGCATTGCAGCCAATGTGCTTCAAACAAACCAGCAAAAGATTGATGAATATCTCGCAAAAATTGATGGTTACAAGGCTGAGCTTTTAACTGAGACGCAGACGTCTGATATCCAAATCAGAGCTTTTGAATCAGAGGCGACAGCTTATACCGCAGAAATCAGAGCCCAAGAAATGCATTACTCCACCCAGATCGCAGAAGTTAATGCGACTATAGAGAAGGCAAGACTTGATGTTTCAAAAGGGGTTGCAATCATAGAAGCCGTAAAAACCGGTTACGTGGCGCTCAAAGAATTGCAGGTCAAAGGAACAGAGGGAATAATGAACGCCCATGCACAGCTTGCAGCGAGTGCCATGAATGCTGTTAACGCCTCTGCTACGATGGGTTACAGTTCTTCCAATGACGAGTCTTCTTCAGTGACTGAAAACCACTATTATGAAGAAAAGAAATTATAAATATTAGGAGGTGATAATATGGGTATGGCAGATGAAATAATACGTAGAAGCAAGGAAAATGATAGGAAGCTTAGAAGCGATGAATGGAGCAAGAGGGTATATAACGATCCTACGAATCCAGCGAATAGGTATCGAATGTCTATGGAAGAAGATACTGTTAATCGCATGGCTGATGCTGAGAATAAAAGAAAGCTGGCACTCGTTGATAGAGAACAGGTCGGTCGGCTTGATGTTCAGAAAGTCGCGACCAGTGGTGACTTAAAGAAACAGGCTTTAGTAAATAGAGGCGACATGGACACCTGGAATGCCAAGCTTAGAGAAGGCGGAAGGCAGTTCGATGCAAGCCTTGGCTTTGATCAGAAGAATAAAGATCGTGATTTCGACCTGCAAAGAGAAAAAGATAAGTTTGATCAGTTTGCAAAATTAAGAGGGCTGGACAGTCAAGATGATATGCTTGGGGGAGGTGATGGTGCGAAACCGAATCTTTCCCAGGATTGGTTTAAATACAGGGAAAGTTCATCCGGCCTGACAGATAAAGACATGGGCGTCTCAATAGCTCACACGCTGGCAACAGGAGGGAAATTGTCAGAGGCTCAGAGCGATTGGGCCAGGGCGCAGGCTGGTGGCGGGGCCGCATCGGAGAACGCCTCTTCAATGAGATATGATACTGTGACAAGGGAAGATGGTACCGTGGAAAGTTATGATCAACTTGGAAACAGAGTTCCTTCTCAAGTGAATAATAATTCTGCTGCTCCTATTGTGAACAGTAAAGGACAGCCCACTCCTCCCATAAAAAAGCGTAAAATACCGACATATATCCCAGAAAATGCTATGCCAAGGCCATTCGGCGAATCTTTTATCCACAGCAATATAGGTCACGCATTGGGCGTTGATAAGGCCCACAATATAGCAACAGGATTCAACCGAGCCGCTACAGGTGCATGGGACTTGTCAAACAAGGCCGGGAACATAATCATAGAGCGTGGAATAAAGCCAGCAGCTAAGTGGGCTACACAGGAATATGACGATCCTTACCGGAAAAAGTAGACTTGATTCAATAAAAAAAGCATAACAAAACTAAGCCATTTATGGTACAAAACATGCTAAGCTCAAATAACTCCATACAGCATATTATGAATAAAAGGTAACCTTTTAATGCCATACCTCACACAAGACGAAATAGACAGCGGGATTCTCGATAAATTCAAACAGTATGACCCGGAAGAAGTGAAAAAGCAGCATGAACTTGCTTGGAATAATTCACCAGGGTATCAGGATTTATTTGAAGGGAAAGAACAATATGAGCCAGGCAAGGTTGACTCTCCTTCTGGGGTTGTTACTGACAGAGGTTTTGTAGGCGATGTGGCGTCAAATCTTGCCAGGGGTGCCGGTGATCTAACCCGCATGGGCGGGTACGCCTTGAAAACCATTGATCCGGACGGCGGGATTGATATCCTTGAAAAAGCCGGGCAGAAGATGATTGACGTGACCGATTATGCCGAAAAGAATTTGGGTATCATGAAGCAGGATCAGTCCGAGGCTGCCGGTGAAGGATTATTGTCCAGGGGTTGGAAAGGTGGTGTCAGGTCATCAGTCCCGTCCATTGCTCCGGTCTTGGCCGGTGGTTCGGCTGGTTCTGTCTTTGGTCCAGTTGGTGCATTGGTAGGGGCTGGTATTGGCACACTTGGATTGTTCGGATTTGGTGTATATGGAGAGAAGCGGCAAGAATATATTGATCAGGGCATTGAAAAGCCTGAAGCAGAGAAGGCAGCGTTTAAACAAGCTCTTATAGAAGGCGGGATTGAAACAGCCGGGTCATTGATTGGGCTTAAAATTTTTGGTGTTGACAAATTTATCACTCAGCCGCTTAAACAATCATTAAAAGAGTTGATCGAAACACCGCTCTCAACATGGGGTAAGAAGCTCGCAACAGACACTTTCCTGAATGAAATACCAACCGAAATGCTTCAAGAAGCGTTGGGCTACCAGGTAGAAACAGGGTTAGGGCTGCAAGATGAAGGAGCATGGAGGGAGGCAATGGTTGAGGCGATTGTCCCTGCTATGGTAATGAGTCTGGGCTTTGGTCTCGGGTCACAGGGCCTTACTATGGTAAATAAGCGCAACCTAAAAAATCAGATCAATAATCTTGATGATCCGAAAGCAAGACTGAAAGCAGTAGAAGCTATTGAGAAGGGTATCCTGGCGCATGAGAAGAAAGGAGATGATACAGGCATATCAAATAACGCTGAGGCATGGTCAGCAATGGCTATGGACAGAATCGAAGAAGGCAAACCTATTGAGTTAAACACTGATTTTGTTACATATGCTACAAACGGTGAAGATGTACTTAGCGCTATGAGAGGCAAAGTCGGAGAGGGAATGTCTCTTGAATACCGTGATAAGTTGACGAAGAGAATAAACAACCTTTCCCTATTTAGGTCTTTGACTCCTCGTCAAAAAGAATTACGGGAACAATACCTCATCGAGCTTGCCAATGTTGATAAAGAGATTGCTTCGCAGCAGCAAAACAAAACAAAGACAACAGACCCTGCACAACAATCTCAGCAGAATATAATAGGGCCAGAATCAGATCAATTTGAGCAGTTCCAGGAAGGGTTCAGGGATCAGAAAATTGGAGAGTTTGAGCAGAATTTGAACCAGGCCCAGGCGGAAATCAATGAATATCCAGCCATGGCACCGATCCAGCCTGATATAGAATCACTTCGCAAAGAATGGGAAGACAGGAAGGTACAGGCCGAAGCAAATGCACCGGCCACGTCCCGCCGCCAGCTTATTGCAGACGAATCAAACACCTTTGATGATTTCCTTTATAATATCCAGTCAGACACCTTTGAAAACAACCTGAGAAGCGCCCAGG